CGTGAACATGATACCAAGTATTAGCAGCTACAGTTAAGTTACCTGCCATCCCGCCTTCATTATCTCCTGCTGCCCAAGTAGCATCAAGCTCTTTTGTTAATGCTGAAGATAAGGAGATATCAGTAGAAGATGCTCTACATTCACCTACTGCTATATCTAGATCTTTTCCTGCATCACCACTATTATTACTTAATCCTAATCCTGCAAGATAACTTCGTGGAAGATTAGCAGAAAGATTAGTAAGATTAGAACCATCACCATCAAAATATCCTGCTGATACCGTTCCACTAAATACTGCACCTACACCAAAGATTGAAGTTCCTACACATACTGCTCCACTGAACTCAGCAGCTACACCTGAGACTTTTGTTGTGAATGAACCTGTAGGAGCTACAAGATTAGTTGTACTAATACAAGCACTGAAAGAACCTGTTGCAGCAATTAAAGCTGTTGTAGAAACAGTTGCTCCTACATCTACATCTAATCCATATATACTAACTGAATCACATAAAACCGCTCTAGTAATACTTGCTTCAACAACATAACCTGATCCACTTGCAGTTTTAAAAGTAATTGTTGAATCATTCTGTCTTGTACTTTTATCTTTAATAAAATAAAATTTACTTACAGCAGGAACAATAAGATTTACATCTGAACTTACTATTCCAACAATCTCAATCATTGGAGATCGAGATTGATCTGTAGCTCCATCATTGGTTGTCAGTGTATAATCAGCAGATGAAAGAGTTACGGAAGTATAAGCTCCAACTGCATCATCCACCAACTGAATGACATTATTGTTGAGAAGATCGCCCCAACTATTAGGATTTTCACCATCTGCTTGTAACTCCAACTTAATTCTAGTTGTATAACTTGATGCCATTTTTTTCTCCTACTTCTCCTGTAACTAATTTGGTTTAATAATAATATTATCTACAACAGGTACTCTAAGATGTCCTTCTACTGCATTAAATGAACCTGCAATTGCAATTACAAATTCTCTATCTAATACATCTAACTCTTTAAGAGTTTTAGTACAACATATAAATATATAACCAACATCACCACCAGACTTTTTTACTTGTTTTAATATATATCTTTTAATTTCTCTTGGAGAAGGATAGTTACTCCATTCAGATATCTCTAATAATGTTTTATAAATACAAGAAGCCTGTTCACCACTTACATCTGTTAAAAATCTATGTCTAGAACTAAATGCTAATTTATTAGGTTGCCTTAAAGTAGGAACTATAATTGCTTTTATAGGAAGTTGTAAACTCTTAATTATATTTTTTAATACAGTAGTCTGAATAAAATCTTTTTGTCCCAACATAACTACATCTGGAGAAACAATACCAATACCCTGAACCATTTCAGCTATGCATTCAAAACTTACAGCATTTTTCCTTACAAAGCGTTTAATATTTGGTTGCGAAGTATCCACATACGCACAGGCTGCTGTACCTTTTAATAACTTTACTAAGTCTTGTCTATGATTCCATATTCCTACAGGAGGGCAAAATAATGCATCTACATTATGTAGCTCACACTTTTTAGCATCTAAAGGAAATACTTGCTCGATATATTTATGTAAAAATCTTTCATAACTTTTAGAAGGTAATCTAGCCTCTTGGTAAGCATGCGCTAATGTTACTACTACTTTATCACAATGGTTTTTAGCGACCTTTACTAATTCTAAATGACCTTCATGTATATCTGAGTCAGTATCTAAAGATGCTAATGTTTGTCCTCTAGTTTTTAATTTACTAGAGTAATCTTTCATATCTTCAATTGATTCTATAATTTTCATCTTGGATGTATAACGATATTATCTGAAAGATGAATGTCTTCTCCAAAGTTTACTGCTACAACAATAGCTGCTTCCTTATCAATTATTTTTAATGGCTCTCCTGTCTTTGGATCACATACATCTACATACCATACATGATCAGGTTCTTTTTTTACATAGGCTCGTCTGCCAGATGAGACTAAACCGCATCCCTTTATAAAATAATGTTTAATTTCTCTTACTGAAGGATAAGAAGGCCATTCAGATATTTCTTTTAAGGTCTTATAAATATTAATAGCTTTTCTTCTTTCATCTAAGGATAGAAATTTATTTCTAGAACTATATGCTATTCCATCAGAATCTCTAAGTGTAGGAGAAACAACTACTTTAACTGGAATATTTAAAGCGTTAAGAACAAAACTAATTAAAGTAGTTTGATAAAAATCTTTTTGTCCTACTACTAGTATATCTGGATTTACTATCTTCACCATTTCAGACCATACTTGTAGATTATAAATACTGGCAGTCCATCGTTTTTCTACTACTTGTTTAACACCAGGAGGAAAGAGAGGGGTAACAATATCTTTGGGAGATAAGAAATCCCATGCATTTACAAAATTCAAAAATAAATCTACTTCGCCTTTTTCACAAAGTTCTACATCTGAATTAAACTCTTTTTGTTTATATTTAAGTAGATTTTCTTTTGGGTTATCAGGCTTATTAATGTAATCTATATCAGGACGAAATCTACGAAAAGCATGCCATACAAATAATATCACAGCGTCAGCATTACTTTTAGCTGTATTTATTATAGATGTGTGACCTGAATGTAGATCACCAAAAGTATCTATAAGAGCTACAGTTTTACCTTGATTTTTTAACTCCTTACAATACTCTTGCACCTCTTCAATTGATTCTGTAATTTTCATTTTGGTAGTATCCTAATATTATCTTCAATGTAAATTTCATTAAACAGTATGCCAATAACAATAATTACTTCTCTATCAATTATATCCATATTCTTTCCCGTTTTAAAATCATATACATTTAAAGAATAAAGTTTAGCCCTAGCATTTTGGACAACATCAGTAAGATACTTTTTAATTTCTTCAGCAGAAGTATAAGCTTCCCACTCAGATATTTTTTGTAACCTTTCGCAAATATAAGCAGCCCTTTTACGTTGACCCTTCGTTAATAACTTGTTACGAGAACTAGAAGGTATTCCATCATCCTCTCTTATTATAGGCGCTATAATTGGCTTAACTGGAAAGTTTAAATCATTAATGATCCCCACCATAGACATAGTTTGATGAATATCTTTTTGTCCTAACACTGTTACATCTGTTTTTAAAATATTATAATCTTTAATAAAAGACATTATATGTTCAAAATCCCACAGGATACTTTTTTCTCTTTTAATACTATCTTCAATAAAACTATTAAATACTTTTAGTTTAGTTGTTTTTTCGCCATACATATCCCACATTGATGGAGCAAAAAAGATATCTACTTTATTCTCTAAACACAACTTAATATCTTTATCTAAAACATTACTTTTATAATTTTCAGCAAACCTATTAAATCTATCTTCGTTCATATTAAAGTATTCTGCGGGAAAATCTATCATAACTATAACAATATCTGCATTATCTCTAGCCATACTTACTAAGTGCATATGTCCTTTATGTAAGTTTCCTCCGGTATTTACGGATGCAATAGTCCTTCCTTTATTTTTTAATTGGCTACAATATTCACTAGCTTTTAAAATTGATTTTATAACTTTCATTAGTTTTTATAAGTTATCCAATTCATCCTCTAACCAATCATCATCCAATATAGTATGATCAAAAGTTTCTTTATTTCCTACTACAGCATCTGCTTCTTTTTTAATTTCCTCTACATCATATCTATTATTTTCCCACATTTCCCAAGAATCAAGATCACCTCTAAAATATCTAAGAACTTCTACTGTAAGATCACCCTTTTCAAAAGAAGGAATTCCTTGCTTAGTAGGATATTTTATCCAATGAACACCACTATGAGGAACATCTACACAAGACAACTGTACTTGTAAAGTTCCATCTATATGATTATTAGCTAATATTTCATAAACATATCTCATTTAAACTTTGGGCCTCCTACCCATATAACAACAGTTTTTCTAATTCCTTGAGTTACTGGTGTAACTCTATGTAAAGTCCAACTTGGAAAAGCTATTACTCTTCCCTTTTTAAGTGGCAGTACCTGACTTTGAACTCCTGTTTTTATTTCAAAATCTCCACCTTCATATTCATCAGAATCTAAAAGACTTAAAACCATACTTAACTTTCTTGGTGGTCTATCTTCTCCTGGTCCTTTATCTAGATGCCAACTGTATTCAGCTATACGCTTGTCTTCTGGAATTATCTTGCCGTCATTATCATAAGCATCTGAAGGATCATAGGTTGTATATTGAAATGGTTCATGGAAACCACTTAAATCAAAACCAAAATAAGAACCATTTAGTTTTCTACAAATGAATGTTAATTTATCTAAAAGAAAAGGTGCTTCTAACCTAAGTAGATTTTCATCCATAAAGTTTACTAGACTACGCCTTATCTCTTCTACATATTCTCCTTTAGTTCCAACTACAGCATATTTTTTAGGTCTTGAATCTCCCAGTTTAATTATAGTTTCTAATTCCTCATCTGTAAAAGCCTCATCCCAATATGCCCATTGCTCTTCATTCAGTCCATCTGAGGATGGAGCAAGAAACCAATTCATTTCTTGACCCATAGTTTATCCCTATATAAACTTTCATGTGAATTACGCCTTCGTCTAACTTTTTGTAACTCCTCTAGTTCTTTTGATGTCTGCAATCTACATTTAAAATCCTTCTTCAATACATTCCTGGGAACAGGAATAACTTGAACAAGGGGTGTTCCTGCTTCTATTATACCATCATATTTAGGCTTTTTCCAAATGAAGGGAAAATTAATATACTCAGGATATTTATCACAATCTACTAAACCCGCAATACACTCAAACCTTTCATCTGGTCTATTAAACGGAGGAACAAAATATACAGACCATCCTTTCTTAACTTTAATTTGCCAATAATTTAAAAACTTTAATGGTGGTATAGGATGCGATGGATGTTTTATCTTACCTGATAGCTGATCTAACCCATGATTTTCTACAAGATTCTTATGATATTTCCATTCAAAATTTAGTCCTGAACTATCTTCATTTACTTTAAAGTACACATCTGCTGCTAAGGGTATTATCCATCCCACCTGCATAATATCTAAAAAGGGTGGACATCTTTTTATTGTACTACTTTCAAAACCACTATGTAACTTATTATCTAACTTTTTATACCAATCAGGAATTAGTTTTCTAGCTGGATAAGGTTCAGGAATAACATCATAGTCATCTTCTGATGCAATAAACTCTATTGTGGGGGCCATGATATTGTCGTTGTTCCTGTTGAACCACCACTCCCTACTGTTATAGTATAATTATTTTGTTCTTTCAAGAAGTCAGTTGTATTCCCTGAAGTGCCAGAATTACCTGAGTTCCCTGAGCCACCTGCATTACCTGGAGAACCTGCCCCTCCTGAACCTCCTGCACCACCAGAATTACCTGAATTAGCGTTTCCGGCATTTCCTGTATTGCCAGCAGTACCTGTATTTCCCGCACTACCCGCATTACCACTAGTTCCTACACTACCAGGATATGCTCCACCTGCGCCACCATTACCACCACTATCGTTTGAAGCACTACCTGCTGATGCAGTAGCACCACTACCCCCACCAGGAGCATTTCCAGGCATTCCTCCACCACCTCCACCTCCTCCTCCAGAGGTTCCTGTGTTTCCTGTACCGCCTGTATTTCCTGGGTTTCCATCATTGCCAGTACCTTTTGTTCCTGCTGTACCTGCACTACCTCCATTTCCGCCAGCACCTCCAGTCCCAGCATTACCGCCTGTTCCAGCATTACCCCCTGCAAAAGAAGCTATAGTACCATCTACTGCATGTACAATTGTAGTTGCATTACCTGCACTACCGTCTGCTCCTGAGTTTCCATCTGCTCCTGTGCTACCGGTACTACCTGGATTACCTGCACTACCATCATTTCCATCATTGCCAGTACCACCTGATCCACCAGAACTACCAGAGCTACCTGAAGCACCTGTTCCTCCAGAGCCGCCACCTCCCCCACCTGGGCCACCACTACCAGGAGTAGGAGGATTGGTTCCCCCCTTTACTGTTGGGTTTCCGGGGGTTGAACCAGCACTTCCACCTGCACCACCTGCGCCACCAGCACCTGTATTACCGCCAGCAGACCCTGCACCACCTCCTGAACCTGGGGTTGTTCCGCTATGAGGATTACCAGCGTTACCAGCAGCAGAAGGAGTAGGATTACCACCACCTCCACCTGGGCCACCTGCATTACCACTTCCTAGTGATCCACCAGTACCACCGTTTCCAGCAGCACCTCCTGCACCACCTGAACCTGCTGTTCCTGCTGCTCCTGCACTACCTGAGTTTCCTGAATTTCCAGGGTTTCCTGCATTTCCTGAATCTCCCGTAGCACCAGAATTTCCAGTAGCGCCATCAGAACCTGCCGCTCCTGTTCCTGTAATTGTTGCATAGGTAACACAGGGAGGCATTGTAAAAGTTCCTGAACTATTGAAAGTCTCTGAACCTCCAGGTCTAACCGTAAGCTGTTGTCTAAATCCAAATGGCATTTTATGCTGCTACCGTTGCTGCTGCTAAGAATGAAGAAGCTGTATAAAACTGACTTCCACCATCAACTGTAAACATAGTAAGAACATCTGTTCTTCCATCAGTATCTGCTAATCCTAATGTTACACCACCTGCTGTAAGAATTATAGGATCAAATGAAACAGAAGCTGCTGCTGTTCGTCTTATAATTAAAGTAAAATCTTGCGCTCTTCCTGAAGGTGCAACATTTGAAAAGGCTAATGAACAATCATTTAAGAAAGTTAAATCATATATATTTGCTTTTGATAAATCTATAGTATGAGTACCTGAAGAAATAGAAGCACTGATAACTTGTTGCTCATAGATAAATCCTTTAATTCTAGTTGTATCATCTCCTGCATCTACTTTAAGAATATCTGTAATTGAGGTACTTTCAACCCTCAAATCTATATTTACGCCCCCATCATTAAATACAGTTTCTGAATCTACTGCACCAAACTCTACTGCTTCAGCACCACCGGCTGCAATATTAAGTTTATCTGCATCTGAAAAGAAAATACCTGTATCTGTATCTCCAGTATTTGTTAATCCCGGTGTTCCTACTGCACCATCAGGAAGATAGGTAGCAGTAACAATTGTTAGAGAGTTAACTGTAAATGAAGCAGTTGAAGTTCCAAATGAAATTCCAGTTATATTTGCACCACCACCATAGAACTCTGTTGCACATACATTACCACTAAACTCACCTGCTACACCTGAAACTTTGGTAGTGAATGATCCAGTAGCTGCAACCAAATTTGTAGAGCTTATACAAGCTGAAAATGAACCTGTAGCTCCATCAATATCACCTGTTACATTACCACTTAAATCACCTGTAACGTCACCAGTCAATGCTCCATCAAATGTTAAAGCACTGACAATCCCACTAAACTCACCAGCTACGCCTGAGACTTTAGTAGTGAATGATCCAGTGGCAGCTACAAGATTTGTAGAACTAATGCAAGCTGAGAAAGAACCAGTAGCACCATCTATATCACCAGTTACATTACCACTTAAATCACCAGTTACATCTCCTGTTAATGCACCATCAAATGTCAAAGCACTTACAATACCGCTAAACTCTGCCGCTACACCTGAAACCTTAGTAGTAAATGAACCATAAGGAGCTACAAGAGAGGTAATAGATGCAGCCGTTACTACCCCAAGAGTATTAATTGTCATGGCAGCTACAGATGTAGGATGTGTAATTCCTGTAATATTTGCACCACCACCATAAAATTCAGAAGCACATACATTACCACTGAACTCTGCTGCTACACCTGATACCTTGGTTGTGAACGATCCAGTAGCTGCAACTAGATTAGTAGAACTTATACATGCAGAGAAAGAACCCGTGGCTCCGTCTATATCCCCTGTTACATCACCACTTAAATCACCTGTAACATCTCCAGTTAATGCTCCATCAAATGTTAAAGCACTTACTATCCCACTAAATTCAGCAGCTACACCTGAGACTTTAGTAGTGAATGAACCATAGGGTGCTACAAGAGAAGTGATAGATGCAGCAGTAACAACACCTAAAGTGTTAATAGTCATGGCTGCAACAGATGTAGGATGTGAAATGCCTGTTAGATTACTACCATCTCCATAATATTCTACTGCACAAACATTACCGCTAAACTCACCCGCTACACCTGAGACTTTTGTAGTAAAAGAACCTGTAGCTGCAACTAAATTAGTAGCACTTATACATGCAGAAAAAGAACCTGTGGCTCCATCTACATCTCCAGTAAGATTACCTGTAACATCTCCAGTAACATCTCCTGTTAAAGCACCATCAAATGTTAAGGCACTTACTATCCCACTAAACTCAGCAGCTACACCTGATACCTTAGTTGTAAATGATCCAGTAGCTGCAACTAGATTAGTCGAACTAATACAAGCACTAAATGACCCAGTAGCTCCATCTATATCTCCAGTAACATCACCCGTTAAAGCACCATCAAATGTTAAGGCACTAACAATACCACTAAATTCTCCAGCCACACCTGAGACTTTTGTAGTAAAAGAACCAGTAGCAACTACTAGATTTGTAATACTTGCACAGGTAGGAACATCTAATGTATTAGCTGTAAAGTGTGCAACAGAAGAAGAAACAGAAAGAGAAACATTAGTCAATCCTGCACCGTCTCCAAAAAATGCAGTTGCACAAACATTTCCTTCTACATGAACATCATTAGTAGCACATATACTTACAGTAATAATTTTACTTGTAGACTTAATTGCAGTTGTTGAAAGCTGCATTGCAGAATTTGTACCGTCACCACTTTGTATATTTTGAAGTGTAGTAGATACTCCGCTATTAGTAGAAACACCAACTCTTAAAAGTTGTTTATATGTTTCAGCAATTTGTTTTCCTGTTAAATCTGTCATATCAAATTCCAATAGTTTGTTTCATCTTCCCAATTAGAAGTAACTTGTTCCCATAAAAGATTTTGTCCACCTGGAAAAGGTTCAGGTCTAGGGTTGGGAATATTAGGATTATCCCTTACATCTGGAACCTTGTTCTGTGGATTGTTTTTTAAATCAAATGCTCCTTCAAAATCTTGTGGACATACTAACAATCCATAGCTGTTCATCTGCATTACAGAATGCTTGTATCTCCAACCGCATATATCACATATTGCCCATGAATTTTTTCCACTTGCCATATTAATACCATCTTAATCTTGGTCTAATATACATGCTTGATCTTTGTCTATTCTCTTCCATTGCTCGTTGCAATAACTCTTCATAGTTTTGTTTAAGCATGGCAACTCTAGTATCAGGAACTCCTGGGCGTTTCATGCCTAAATAATAAGACAAACCACAAGTAAGAGGAGGTAGAAAATATTTAGGTATGTCCGCATTTTGAATAGCCGATTGATTAACATCTTCAAGCTCACGAATTGTTTCTATTTTTAAAACATCAGTTGTATTTTCAGGAATGGGCCATAAGGAAATAGTAGGATTATCTCTATTTCTTTTAATAGTCCATTGACTAGCTCTTCCTGTCTGTCCCTTTCTAGGCACAAGCAAGTATTCTTCAAACGTAATTCTTTGTGCTTGTAAATCAACATTGTCTCGATTTACAACCAACTCCATTACGTCTAAAATATTTGAACTGAGATCATAACTTGTAACACTGGTAGAAACAGTCACGAGTGTAACTGCTGTTGTCCATAACATAATACCACGGTTCTGCCAATCTTTTAACATAAGATTAATAGAACGTCTAGCTGAAGCTGGTTCATGGCCTAAAATCTGCTCACCACCAACCATCTCTGAAGCTTCTTGAATTATCTCATCAATATCCAGATTAAAGTTAAATGTACCTGAAACTGCCATTAAACCTGTCCACCTTTTTTATACCCATGAATAATCTTAGATTTACTAACCAAACCACCACCTGCAAAAAGCTTCAAATTCCCCGACTGGAATGCATTCATAAGAGTTTGTGGCGCTGTTCTACGCAGATCATCATCTGATTGTTGTTGTGCTAGATTATATAATCTATCATTTTTTCCTTTCTTTTTTTTCTTTTTTCTATCTGGTCCCATATAAGCTTGATATGCTGTAGCCATAATAATTATCCCCCATTCTATACGTTAATCCTACCACCGCCTCTTGGTTTGGCAGCGGTACTTCCATAAGCACCATAGGACTCATCTCGTCTAGCTTTTCGTTTAGAAGCTGGACCTGCGCCCAACCTAGCTGCTACTGATTCATCTTTCCGAGCAGTATATCCTTCTGGCTTTCCAGTTTTCTTTTTAGTTTTCTTTGCAGGAGTTGACGTTGTTTTCCTACTAACTGCATTATTTCTATTATCCATATTTGCTATACTAGGTGAAATTCTACCTGACATTTTATATTCCCTCCTTTTTTATAGGATCAGGTATTAAACCTGACCTCCTTCTTTATAACCTTCTATTACTTTACCACCACTATTCCGTGATCTAGCTTTTCCCCAACCCTGTTGGTTCTTACTAACACGACCACCACCACTTCTTTTAGCAACCTTACCACCCTTAGACATAGTTTGTGGTTTACGTCTTGTAGGAAGAGGAGGATTTTTAGGTATCTTAATAACTTGTCCAGCCTTAATCTTATCCTTATCTTTAATAGAAGGATTAGCTCTCATCAAGTCTCTAACAGTAACACCATGCTCCATTGCAATCTCTGAAAGAGTATCACCCTTCTTAACTCTATAACTTTTTTTAGAAGGTGTCTCTACTGGTTGTGAAGGAGTTTCATCGGAACTAGAAGAAGCTAAGTCCCTGGCTGCTAATGCACCTGCCGCACCTACTGGTGCAGCTACTGCCGCAGATTTTGCTCCTGTTCTACGTCTAGCTCTCTTAGTTATTTCTTGAGCTTCCGTAGGACGTTTCACACTCTTCTGTCCTTTTGTCAGACCTTCTTCTCCAAAATATCTTCCAGCCTTTTTAGTTAATATCTTACCAAGTGCTGATCCTAATGCCATAACAATTTCCTCCTATTTATTCTTTTGAATATAATAATTTTATCATTTTCTTTGCATTTTCTATAGAACTTGCAGTAGCTTTTTTTCTCCAAGTCTTACCAACTTTTTTATATACAGTTTTACCTAATCTTTTATAAGGCATTATATTTATCAACCTTTTTTCTTATTCATTTTTTTAAAAGTTTTTGCTAAGGCTTTAGCCCGACCAGTACATCCAGGTTTTGTTATAGGTGTACACTTTCCTTTAGTACCACGATTCTTAATAGACTTATTAACTTTTTGAATCCACTTCTTATCTTTAACCTTACCACCCTTTGACCTTTTAATTTCTTTGGGGATCTTGGTTCTTGAAATAGTCATTACACCTGACCACCTTTTTTATAACCCCTAACTATTTTATTTCTACCTATTACTCCACCACCACGTTTATGTATAGGTTTTTTGGATGTCCGTCTTTTAGGTTTTAACTGGCCTCCACTATTCATCATCTGGAATGGTTCTCTTCCAAGTATTCTATTTGGATATGGTCCTAATACTTCATAGTTGCTTAAATATTTTGGTAATGGTATTTCACCTTCCCCAAACATTTCTTTTTTAATCCCTTTCTTTCGGCCTTTTTCTAAACGTGTCATTAATTTATTATATTCGTCAGCACTAAGATTTCCACGAGGTAAGGGAACTAATTCTTGAATATGATCCCACTCTCTTCCAGTTTTAGGATCTGTATAGTTTTTAAAATGTCCACCAGTTGGCCCATATAATTCCATATATTCTTTCTGCTCATCAGTGAGCGTTACTTTTTTTTTCCTATTAGGTGCCATTTTAATTACTTCCCTTGATTAATGGATCGTCAGCGCCTACAGGGCTGAACGGTGTATTCATGTCGTCTTGTCTCGTTCTTCTAGCCTGATTACGCAACCCATCAATAGCTGCTGTATATTCATTTTGCCATGCAGGAATAACTGTAAAGCTTTTCATAAAAAAAGATGCTTCAATCATACTTGCGTAGAATAAAGCATCATAACAGAAATCACTATAATAATTATTTGGTGCAACTGAACTTAAAGTAACTGGTCTGTTGACATGCGCAATCTCCCCGTCCAAAGTTGAAACAGGTGTAGGTGCAATTAATACACTTGACTCAGTTCTTCTTGCATAATATTTTGGTGTACCTACTGAAGCACTTACATAAGGCCAGTAGTCATGAATAAACTCGTCTGTTCTTTGAAGTAGACTTGTTCTATTTCCACTTACCATAACATTAAAGTTTTTAACAATCCTTGTTCCTGACGGTAAGGATACATAAGGATTGCTTACTGAAACTGCAATTGAAGTAAAGGTAACAAGACCATAATCATCTAAGTCTCTTGTTAGACGAGTCTCTGCCTTATTAACAAATTTAGAAATTGCACTTAAAAATTCAGCGGAATCATCTTCAGCAGTATTTTTTATATCGTCAACCAGATAAGTAAAATCAGCCATTTTCAGGCTCCTTTATCCGTAGAATACAGTTATTGCCGTTGTTGAAGCAGCGGCTGAAACCTTTACAACTCCTCTAATTCTAGGACCGAAATCACCTAGATAAATATCTGTAGGGGAACCAGCCTCATCAGTCCACTTCATTGCAGTTCCTGCTGCTCCTGTATGAGCAGGATCAGATACAATTTGTTTTTCACCTGTTAATTGGTTACTTCCACTTGCTACTCCATTTGAATGAATTGCATAAATTCTAATAAAATCATCTACTCCATTAGAACTATTTAAAGTTACTGAAGTAGTAATATCTACAAGAAGACCACTTCCTGTACCACCTGCATCTACCATAGCTGTTTTAATATTTGATGCCATAGATTATACTCCTTAATATATAGAATAGAGTGGAGGAAGAGAACAAAGTCTCTTCCCCCAAACTATATAACACCTCTTAACCAGAGTTACCGAAATAACCTCTCCAGTCAGACCAACCAAAGCTGTAACGCTCACGGGCCTTAAACCGCAGATTACCAGTATCAAAGTCAGGCTCCATCTTCGTTTGAAGCGGAGTTCTGTTAAACATCTTGGCACCATTAG